AAAAGTTGCAGCTATCTTATTAAGTAGATCCATACTTTTTTCCTGATCTACTATACTAAGATCAGTAATGAATCTACGTTCTTTTATAGGAGTACCTTCTGGAACCCCACGTAAAGAATCTCTAATTGATGTGTACAATCCTCTAGGTTTATAACGATATGATCCGTCTGATAAACCATCTACTCCTATAAATTTACCAGTAGTAGGGTCGCAAGCATCACAGTACTGAGCTATTTGGTAAAATCTATATTTATCTATATTCTCTTGCGGTATACCTAATCCATAAGTTTGGTTAGTTAAAATATCATATATTATCCATACAGGGTTTTGCGTCCAAGAGTAGATAAAAGTTCCATCCCAAGTACCTACATATATTTGTGGGTTTACAGCTGTTAGTTTTGTACCTACCCCAGGTCTTTGTAGTGAATAACCATTCTCTACATAGCTATAAGCGCCTGTTTCTGGTAATTCTAGTTCTCTCCAGTCAATTTCTCCAGCTCGTTCTGCGTACACGTCTACGTTAGTATTATAAGTATTAGTTTTATAACGGGTAAGTACTGGCTGATTATAGTTACTAGGTACTTTAACTATCATTCCCTTAATCATAGAGGTAAAAGTTGGTATACCACCATTATGCTCATTTACAGCTTTTAGACCATAGCCTATGATCGCAGTTCTAGGATAAGATTGACGCTTATACTCAATTTCTACCCAGCCGATAAGACTAATAAAATCTTGTTTCTTAGAGCTTTCGGAATCTTGACTACTTTTTACTACATCAAAACGATAACCATTAGGATCTTGATCTGCAGGATCAATTCTTATCTCTATGCCGCGTCTATAAGGTTTATCTGTTTTACCTATAAAGTTTACTTTTATACCGGTACTACTTACCTGACTAGTCTTATCATCATTGTAGCTTACTGTTAGCGCAGTACCTGTACTATTATAGATTATTATAGTAGCCTGTGCGTTATACGGAGCAACATTACCCTTATCATCAGTTACTGATAATGCATCAACGCTAAATATAAATCTTAGCGCATCCCAAGAGTATGCACTAGTTTCTTGATAACTTACACTAGATTTTGGAGCATATACGGAAGAAGTTACACCAGCAGGAGGTCCGGATCGTAACGATACGGCACTAGCAAAGGCTTGTGGCGTAAGTATGGCTTCACCGAATACTGTTAGTGGCGCTTGAGTTACAGTACCAGTAGCATAGGCTACTACAAAGTTATCGGTATTAACATCTCCAGTAGTATACATGTTAATCAAGTCTTCTATATTAGAATCTTGTATCTGTATATCTTGAGGTCCGTTAGGGTTTATACGATATATAGGTCCTTCCCCTACAGCAGTAGTAAGAAATACTATATCACTTGAGAAGAGAGAGTTAGGACTGACTTTTCCGCCGCCTTTACCCTTTGAACCTTCGATTACAGGTACTGAGATTCCTTCATACTGAACGTATTGTTTAGCTATAGTCATTAATTACTACCTTTATTTTATAGACCTACGGCGCTTACTGGTTTATCTATAGATGGGTCAGATTCTATAGTTTTTACATATCCAGATATTAATTGTCCAGCTACACGAACTAACCCATAGTTTATAGGTATAGGTATGCCACTGCTAGTAGTATTAACTAAAGAACCAAACATATCATTATCTCGTGAACTTTCTGCAGTTTTTGTTTTGGGCATGAATAACATAGACACACCCATTAGTGCCAGGTTAAGACCTACAGTACTTACTATACTACCTATAGACACCACAGTAGCCGCAGCACCAGCACCAACAGTATATGCCGTAGCGCCAGCAAGCCCTCCTAGACTTACAGCAGGAGCCCATATAGGAAAAGTTGCTAAGGCAATAGCGGCAAGTATTAGTGCGCCAGCACCTCGCTTACCACCGCCACCTACTATAACAGGTACTATGTATATAACATCGTCTTCTTTTGGCCGACGCATATACATCTCATCTTTATCTATTTCTTTTAAGTTCTTATCTAAAAAAGAAAACACTTCTTGTAAGTTATTTTCTACTTGTCTCTTTATATAATTTATAAAATCTGGGTGCATACTACTAATATAGTATAATAGGTCTGAGTAAGCAGCTATATCTACTTTTAAATCAGTACCTCTAAAGAATTTTTGAATACTTGAATGTGGCTTAATACTAATTATCAAAATGTTTTTCCTCTAAAAGCTCATAGCGTAGTACCCCTAAGGAGCTATCATACCAGTATATAAAAAACTTATTATTGAATCCTACTAAAAACTTATATTGATTAAAGGCTGCACTATGTTTATCTTCTTGGCTAGGTATAGGATTTGTATCACCTGGATGAGAGTGAAATATACCCCAAATATTACCATCATACTGTACTAGTGCTGCAGGATCTAAATAAAAAGTAAGCTTAGGCTTGTCACTTAGGTTCTTGCAAGGTATATATGTAAAATCATTTGTTATAATACCTACGCATTCTCTAGGATAGTCTCTAGACGCGTGTGCATTCATATCTTCTTTTAGTTTTTCAAACCATTCCATCTGTATATTCCTAATGTATATTGTTTATAGTATCTTCCATATGGCGATATCCAACTAGCTCTATCTAGCATAATCTGCAATAGCTTATTCTCACCGACATACATAGCACAATGATTAGCTACATTGGTAGAACCTATACTCATGATAACAATATCATAAGTTTCTACATTAGTTACTAGTTTCCATGAGAAATCAGGACTATTTGATTTTAAACCTTTATCAAATAATGATTCACTTACTTTTGAGTACCAGTCTTCATCTACTATATTACAGAAATCTGAAGTAGTTTTACCTATAGGTATACCACAGTGTTGTTTAAGTATGAGCGCACATAGATTAACGCAATCTATACCTGTTTCAGGATCTTGTCCTAAATGTTTATAAGGAAGATTTAAATATTTATCATACCAAGCTGTCATGACGATAAATCGCGTGTAAGTGCTCTAACCAGTAGTCAGACAGTATGTCTATACGCGATGATTTTCCTTCTTCTACGTGTAATATTTGATTTGGCATTATATAAATACCAAAGTGAATTAACAAGTTTGACTTAGGCGACTTAAAGACTATTAAATCATAGTTTCTAGCACCTGTCAATGGAACTTTTGTTCCATATTTTGCTGCCCTCTCATCAAAAACATTAGTAGTAAATTCACGCATCCAAGCAGCAGAATGTGAATAAGGGGGTAAGTCAAAACTTACCCCCAGCTCTTGTTTATAAAACTGTTGTACTAGTATTATACAGTCAAATTTACCGTATTCGTGTTTATGTCCTAGATATTTAAGTAACATGTTTGTTGCCTTTTATTACATCTGCGGCACTGTACGACCCACACCTGGAAATCCTCCATAGTGCTGTTGATTGTTACGTAAGCTACATGCGGCAAGTGACTTAGCGCAAATATCAGCAGCATTGTCTAGTACTATATTACCTGTTAAAGGCATAATCATATTATTAGCTGCAATAGGAAACGCATTTGATTTAAGAACTGGATTAGTACCAGGAATTACTATCTCACCATATCCAGGATACTGACACTCCTCACCTTTATACTTCCACTGACAAGTATTTTTATAATATTTACGTTTAGGAGTTACTATTTTAAAATACTGTAACCAAGATACTAATCCAAAGGTAGCTGCATACTCAGTTAAACCCTCAAGCTGGTCTATTTTATAAACGTCTTGTAAGTAGCTTGCACTGTCAGCTTGCTCATTAGTTATATATAGCGGTGTACCTGCAGGTAATGTAGTTCCTTGACCTAAAGTAGTTATATCCCAAGCTGTTGACATAGGGATTTGATATACAGTAGCTGCAGAATCGCTAGATAGATATACCGTATTACCATTTCGTCTTATAGTTATACCAGAAGCAGAGATATCCTGATAGCTACCAATATAAGCATTAGCTACTAGAGTAGCACTTGCTATATTATCAGCCTCACTTAGATCATATTGATATATACGATCTGTATTAGCACCTAAAACATATAACTGAGTGCCATCTGCTTTTAAAAATAAATCTCTAGGGGCGTTATCTGCTACAGCTACATTGCTAACATAAGTAGAATTTGCTATATTCCAAGCAGTATTAGTAGCATACTGATGTATTCTATCACTATTGCTACCAATAACATAAAAATTATTTCCAGAATTATTGAATACCAATCCACGTGGAAAAATTTCTCTATCGCCTACATAAAAGTTAGTAACATAAGTTGGGCTAGTTAAATTATAAGCACTAGATAGCGTATACTGATAAATATTATCAGTCTGAGCTCCTATTATATACATTATTAAAGAGTTACCGCTGACTGCTACACCTTGCGGATTAGTATCTTTATCACCTATATAAAAGCTGGCTGTAAGTTTAGCAGTAGTAATATCAAATGATGTTGACATTGTATATCTATGTACATTATCTTTTCCATCACCAATTACGAGTAGTTGATTTCCAGTAATAGGTCTTATAAAAATACCAGTAGGCTCACTCTCAGTATCACCAACGTATAGCTGTCGTAACATAGGTCTAGAAAGTGTTAGAGCATTATTAGAAGCAATAGATACAACAGTAGCATTACTTGCTGTACTATTTCCAATAGTTAAAATATCGCCTACACGATAAGGAAGAGAGTTTTGTACTGTATAGCTATTACCATAGTTATAAGTTGTTTTACTGTATTCAGGCCAATAGTCTAAAAAGTTAGCAAAAGTAGTTTTAATTTCAACTGTAGCTCCTAGTAGATCGCGTGTATCCATTTTAAGGCGCGTCCAACCGCTATTAGTAGAATCAGCTCTGGTTTTATCAAAAGCAGCGTTAGCTCTACCATAGTAGCCTACAACATTTGCATCATATACTAACCCTTTTGCTCTAGCATCTGCTATAGCTGTTTGAGCTGTTAGAGTTGTATAATCAAGAGTATCTGCATCAACTGTTTGTGGGTCGATTCCATATACTAACTCACCATTAACTGTAGCATATACGCTATTACTATTAGCCCTACCTAACAAGTAAGGATCTTCTACTAGTGCAGATATTATATTATCTGAGTTAAATAGCGTCAAAGAGAGTTCGTTAATTTTACCATCTGAACTTTGATCAAGACCGCTAACAGTTACAGGATAAGCTGTATAGGTAGCACCCGCATAGCTTACATTATATTGAATATCTGTAGCAACATCTCCTACAATCTCAGCTAAGCGTAGAGGAAAATCACTTGGCCAAGCATAGCCTGCGCCATCACCAGTAGGATTACCATTAACGTTTGGTG